CTATCAGCAATNGCAGGAGTTGTAGAACTAAACAGTGTGTTGTAGTTGTTNCTNTTGTAGATTCTAGTAACGTTCATGTTGGTCACAACATCACTGCTGCTGCCATATGAACATTGTTGAACTCTTCTAGTGTTTAGGCCATTAGGATCTGTGATTTGATACACTAAGAAAAATTCACTGTTATAAGCAGACAATGTAGTCATACGCAGTGTAGTAAGTCTTGCATTGACTTCACTATAAGTTCCTGTGATGATAAAAATCTTAGTAACACTATTGAATGATACAGTTCCACCTGTGCCTGTTGATTGAATCAGATCAACAGCCGCAGTGGTGCTAGGAACAATGGCCACAGTGTATGTTCCACTGATAGTGGTTGTCAACAATGGAGGATTGTTAATAGCAGTGCTGACATTGGTAACATAATAATGTATAGAAGCTGCACTACTAGCAGCAGTTGACGAACTGATTAGATATTGTTTTTTAAGATCTGTTTCAGCTGTTAGATTGTTAGTGGCATAGTAACTGGCTACCCAATCATAGTTATAAGTGTTTGAAACATAGGTAATGCTGCTTAGGTGACTATTGACCTGTGTCTTAGAACCTGACATAGTCAATACTTTAGTCGTGCCATTATAACTGCTACTACCACCAGAACCTGCTGAACTTAATGAAGTAATACCATCTAGTATTCCAGCTAATCCATCCGGAGTCAAGGTTACTGTATATGTAGGCGTTGTTGTGCCAAGGTCAATAACTTGCGGAGCACCTGCAATAACTTGCGAACTACTCAAGTTAAAAGTATATGCACTAGGCACAGTAAGAACATCAACATTTTCTACTGTGGTTGTTACTTGCCAGGTTCGAGTTTGTCCAGCCCAAGCAATTTCGGCAAGATATACAAAGGTGCCATTGTAATCATTTGGCAAAACAATCCTTGGACTCTTAACAATGTCCCAAATAGCTTTGCTGTTTACATTGTTGATAATCCAAGTTTGACTAGTTGGATGTGTCACAGTGCAACCTGAGGGAATAGTATCCCAGATAGCTTCACTGTCACTGAGTGCTGACGGAAATGTGATTTTATAAGTTGGAGTAATGTCAGCGTAGTTGATTACTTCTAAGATCTCAATACCAACTGGCACTGTATGATCTTGACCTTCTAAAATATCAACTGTTTGATTAACTATTGCGTCTATAACAAACACAATACCAGCAGGTCGATCATCTGTAAACTCAAAAGCAGCACCGCTGCTGTTGTTTAAATCTTGTAAACTATTCATGATACATAAATCTCCGCTGCAGGAATACCGGCACCATAACGTGTATTGGTCATGTAATCATACATGCAATCACCNGGTNNATGTCATNNNGTTNNTTAGTTTNAACTTCATATTTCCTATCTTTGAAATGTCTTTGTCTTCTTTGTTGTAGTCAATACGCACAATGGCAAATACTAGATCNCNCATNNTGTGATTTTCAGTCCAACTAGGCATAACATTATAAGCTGCGGTTAACGATGCATTTGTATAACCTAGAGGAACTACGGGTGTTTCACTATTACCACTGAAGCAATAGACTTTGACAAATCCAGCCGGTGTAGTATCTTCATTACCGTCACGGTCAATCCATTTGGTCACTGTGATACCATCAGTGTCAAATACCAAACGATTATCATCCCAATAGATTTCTTTAAATGTAAATGAACTAGCAGCACCTGCACCTAATGTGATTGCGCCTGTCTTTTCACACAGCGTCACAACATAATACATGGTCAAGTTGCCATTGGTAAGTTCAGCATCTGTAACAATACCTGAGACCACTGCTGTGCCATAGACAACTGGAATCTTATTTTCCATGTCAGGATCTAACTGTATACGACTATAGCTTGTATCTGCTTTTTCATTGCTTTTGTTTACGCTGTTCATTAGTTTGTTCAGTGCAAAGCCAGTGATGGCAGTCTTGGCCAACTGAGGACCAATGCCACTACCACCTAACCACTTTAGTGCTGAAGAACCTACGTCAACAATGTCATCTATAAAACTCATAATATTTCCTTATACCGGTCCACCGAAGTTGTAGTAACTGTCTTTCAAGTTAGGAACTCTGTCCATTGATAAATCAGTCGGATAGAAGAACTTTTGATCTACAGGATTTGTTCTACGCCCAGTGACTTTATTATCTAGCACTGTGATGACACTTGAACAGGTCAATGTGATTCTATTGCTGCTGGTTCTGCTGTCATAGTCATATTCTTCATCTAGTGAGTAGTTGTCTACAATGCCAAAGAAGCGTCCAACAGGATTACCAGTGATAGACAACTGTGCTCCAGTAATGGGATTGAAAAACACACGCCATACTTCAACAGGTGATCCTTTGATCTTGCTGTTGATGATTTCAGCAATGCTGCTGTCAGGAATACCACTGAGACTAATGGTCAACTGTCCTGTGCTGCTGGTCAGTTCACTTGAGCTGCTGCTGATACCTACTAAGCGTCCAAGTCCTGTATAACTTTCACTGTCAATGGTAATGGGTCTGATGTAATCACTAAACTTTAACACTTCAGCAGAATAAGCTCCACCGGCAGTGGTTCGATATTCATCTACTTGAATACGCACAAACAGTCCTGTTTCAACTGCATCATAGCTTGATAAATCAATAGTCATTATTAAGCCTCATAAAATATAAATGGTCCACTCCATGAAACTTGATCACGAGCAAACAAGTTCCAGGTTGGAAAGTCTTTACAGATCAAAGTGAACACACAGTTTTCAGCAACACGGAGTGCAACACCGCTGGCCGAACTGTCTATGACAGGTCTATGCAATGTTACGGTGTTTGAGTTAAATGCGACATCAGCGGCCACGGTATAGCATTTACCGCTTGCACCNAACTGAATGACGTCACCTGCACGGAACTTGAATCCCGAACTGGTTGTAGGGCTTGTTGTCAAAGTGATAGTGTTGCTGCCCTGTGTGATTGTGGCTATAAAGCCTGTGTAGTTTACTGAGTTACCTTGATACTTGATAAACCAATTTAAGCCAGTNTCATTGAACTGCACNGTGCTGCTGGTGGTGCGATCCAATGCTTCTGCTTGTGAAATATATTGTCTGTAGTCAGTCCAACGAGCTCCATCTGGCAAACGCACTTCAAATCGCCATGCTTGTCCTCCACGACTTACTGCTCGCACACTGCCATCTCGACTTTGTGTGCTGCCTACTACTCGTCTTCTATCTATGCCGATTGATTCAGCATTGTCTATAATCCATTGAAAACTCATTTTTATCTCCTACTTGGGATGCCAGCGGCACCTTGCATTGCTACTGCATGAATGAAACTAGGGTCGCGGGCAATCATTGCTTTGAAACTTGGTGCATCTACTGCATTGATATTGTAAACAACACTGCCACCGCCACCGCCCATTGGAGTTACTGTTGCAGGTCCACTGACAAACTCAGGTCCACGTTCGCCAACAATACCAAACTGTCCACCTGGAATAGTTCCACCATTGGCAAACATACCAGCAAATAAGTTGCCTAACAAGCTGCCTGCTGAGCCTCCACCTGTGCCTTGAAAGCTGAATACACTGCTCATCAACTGTTTTAGTTGACTGCGTAACAGTTCTTCAACTAGACTGCCNACAAAGTTCTTCCATTCAAACTTGCCTGTCTTGGCAAAGTTCACAATGAGATCTTCCATGCCNTGCATAGTCTTGGCAAACATATTCTGTGCATACTTGGCAGCATTGGCAGCATCTTCTGCATATTGCTTGAATGCTTGANTCCAACCATCACTAAATGTTCGTGATTGCGCCACTACATATGAATTAGATCTAGTTAATGCATCTGCGCTAACAGCAATAGCATCTCGTTGTTTACTTGATCCTGATAAAATCTTATCAGTTGTTTCTTTGCTTATAACACCTTGATCTCCCATTATCTGAATATGTTCAGCAATGGCACCATTAATATCTTTATAATTTTTCTTTAGTAAATCAGTTTGTGTTGTTGCAATGCTGATTACATCAATAACTTTATTTTTTTCTTCTTCACTTAATCCACTAGTCTGAGCCATTAATGCAGCTCTTATTTTGGTAACTTCGGTTAACTTTGATTCTAATGCAATTCTATCAGATAATGAAGATCTTTCTATATTAAATTTTGCAGCAGTTTCAAATACTTGAGTCTGAATATCACTATAAGCTACAGAACTTGCTTGAAGGTCTTTTAACGCTCTTTGATAGTCTTGAGTTCTACCAATTTGATCTTCTAATGATTTCTTCTGCGCAGCAGCCAAATCTTCAATACGTTTCTTCTCATTAGTATAATTGGCAGCATTACGAGTTTGACTATCTTTATCTAATGCATCATTAGCCTGCTTTAATTGCAGTAACGCAGTTTGTCTATCTTCTTCAACTTTGAGAATGGCTTCTTTGACTTTCTTTTGATCTTCACTTAATTTAAGATTATCAAATTCTGCTGTAGTTTGGCGTAATGACTTTTGGAAGTTGAGATTCAGTTGATCGCCAATCTTCTCCAAACTCTTCTTTTGCTTGTCAAAAAGATCATTTAGGCCTTCTTGACTGCGTTTTACCTTTTCAATTTTGACTGGAGTCTCATCAATCTTGACATTAACTGCTTCTTGAGCTGATTCCATCTCTTTGGTAATGCCAAAATAGGTTGCAGCCGCAGTGCCTGCACTGAGTAATGCACCAGCAATGGCAATCAAAGGATTACCTCTGACCACAGTGTTTAATGTCTTAGCCAATGAAATCAGTTTGATAAATCCACCTAGCACAGCAGCGCCGGTAACCAAAGCCAATGCTGTGGCCATTAGTTTCCACAGTTCTACTAGATCTTTAACTTCTATTTTGAGATTGGCAACATATTTGAATACTGGTTCAAAAGTAAGAGCAAATGCCACTTTTAAATCGCCCATAATGCCGGCCATTTTGTCAAAGGCAGCAGCGGCAGTGTCAATGGCATCTTGATGAGGACCATACTTGGCAGTTAAATCATCTACATCTCCAGCTAGACCCACAATGTCAACACCAGTTAGTGCCTTGCCATAGATTTGCATACTCAATGCAGCACGTTCTGTTGGATCACTGATAGCAGCAAGTGACTTTAATAGTTTATTATTCAGTTCGCTGTTGCTTAATGATCCTAAGTCGCTGATGCTAACACCTAGTCGTTGAAATGTGCCTAGTGATTTAATATTACCGCTGTTGGCCTGTTCGATGTTATTGGCCATTGCCTGAAACATACGACCTACATTGTCAGCATCACCACCATTTTGTTGCAATGCCTTGCTTAGTCCCATGACTTCGGCTGTGGCCAACTGATTGGCTTTGGCTATGTCAACTATTCCATCAGCATAGGCCGCAGTGGCTATACCTGCTCCAATGATTGCTGCGCTCAGTGCTGTGACTGCATTATTGGCTGCTGAAAACGCACTGCCAAAGTTACTGCCAACACGTTCAATCTCTTTACCTAATCTTTGTAAGTTGGCAATGGCGGGATTGACGTTAGCATCAACTGTAAAATTTGTATCTGCCATGTTATCTTCCTGTTATCTGTTTGATTCTACGTTGGATGAATTCCCCCGTAGGTTTAGTCATACCACGCGGAGCTTGCTTACTACCACGCATGCCTTTATTAGTCATGTGTCGACCCTTGTCTAATACTGTGGCATAGTTGTAGTTTGCATTGATCTGATTGCTTTGTCTTGTAGTGTTTCTACGAGCATTGCCAGTATCAACGGGAGTGATCTTTTTAAACTCTTGATAAGCTTCTCTTGGAAGATTTTTCAGTTGTGCTTGAACACTACGAATCCAAGGACCTATAGTGTCTTTCATGTCAACAGTAAATTGTATACTCATACTTCGCCCCTTGCTCTCTTTAACATATCCAACATTTCTTGTTGACTAGGTTGTTTTGCAGCTGGATTCTTTCCGTCTGCTTTATCTTGCTGATATCTCAGCCACTTCGTAGACACATCAAGCACATACAAATCAAATGTAGTCGCTCTGCTTAATGCTTCGCTTGGTAAGCATTGATATCTATGGGCGAGGTTGTCCAGCGTTATCAACATCATTATCTCCTGACTCTCAAAGTCAGGACTCTCGCCTATTACTTTCCCAATGATTCTACAATCTTAGCAATAACCTTGATCAATACATTGCTGGGCAACATCACACCATCAGTAATGATTTCTTTGCCTGTTTCATCAAGTATCAATGTTCTAACAACACCAATCATGGCAGTGACATCTGCTTGGTTGCTGTTGGCTAACTTCATAAAGGTTTCTAATGGTTGTCTGTCCCATGTCCAGAACTCAAGAGGTTCCCCAAACTCTTTCAAGATGGTTTCATCTTCAAGAGTCATTTTTATTAGTTGCGGCTTTGCTGCCAGTTGGTTTAGTTTCATATCTATTAATCCTTTGATCTATCAATCAGTGTATTTGCTGCTACCAGTAAAAAGTTTATTCTACTAGTGGCTTTATCTATGTCAGCACGAGCACATTTAATCTCATTCTTGGCTTTGGCCAGCTCAGCTAATATAGTCTGTGCCAGTTCTTTATCGCTCAAGTTATCTAATATCTGCATATCTTAGTTCTACTTTATATTTAACCGTTAAACAAAAATAGGCTCTAAAAAGAGCCTATTTTCATTACCTGAGAATGATTACTCAGTTGCGCTGACTGTGTATTCACCAGTCACAGTCAATGTGATTGGAGATACCCATACTGGTGAATCAGCAGATACGGTTGGTGCTAGACCAGTGATGTATCCTTGACCCTTGACGTATTTGTCAGCGGCAGCTTCTTGAACTTTCAAGCTAAAAGTAACAAGAGTCTTGTTACGGCTTAGTCCTAACAGTCCTTGAGCAGCTACAGTATCAGATTGAACTGATGCTAAAGTTGTTCCAAAGAATGTTGTTGGATCAACCACCAAGTTCATGGCCACACTGTTGGTGCTGGTAGTAGCAATCTGCTTTTTAGCAGTGCTGTCTAACTGGCTCCATGTGAACACGTCATTGGCTGCGTTGATAGTGATGTCCTGCAGAGCAGGGACAGTAAGTGGTGTTGCACCTAATGTCAATGTGCCTTCGGCGATACCGCAGTCAAGTTTTAAAACTATTTGACTAGCAGTGCCTGGCGCTGGATTAATATATGCCATTTGTTGGCTCCTTATGTTAGTTAATTACGTTGATAAATCTAAATTCAAACTCTGTTACGAGCATATCTGCTTCAAAGGTTGTAGTAACATCACATTCACGACGGCTTACGCCAGAGATGTCTGTGCTATTCTTAGCACCTCTAATGCCAGATACTAAAGTTTCATAGTTACTTGGTAGTTGTTTTGCATCACAGACAAAATAAGCACTAACTGTGGTTATTTCATTGTTGATACAAACTCCATTTAGGGTAGCATAGACCAACTCCTCAGTGACTTGATCCACATTCACATAGATACGCTTAATATTCTTAAGGTATAAAGGTGAACCTGAACTGTCCCAGGGAAGTTCATTGGTAAGGGTAAAAGTGCCCTTACTAAGGTCGTCTATATGATCCCAAATAGCCTGTCTCATCGCACTCTCTTCAAGTTATACTGTCCAGGTGACTTTTCAGCTGAGGATATTGCNCCACTGCCATCAAAGTCATACCAGTCACCTGCTGCTACCAANTCACCAAACAAGGNTTCTGCACGATTAGTGTAGTAGCCCATCTTCTGGCGTTCTGCTGATTCATTGTTGCTAAAGTCTGCTACTTGTGGTAGGATATATTCAGCAAGGGCAGTGAATACGCAAAGATCTTTAAAATCGCTTTCACGATCTATAATCTTATTGGCATTTAATGCAGGAACATCAGCCGCTGTGTTGTATGATAAAGAACTATCACGTGTTATGTAATAGTTCTTCCACCATGACGTATTACGCATCTTTGTTAAAATGCGTTCAGTGGCTCGCTGTAATGCGACATCAACTACGTCGTCAGTGAGGCCTTCATTGGCATCAAAAAGTCGCTGATCTGCATCAACAACATCCTGATACTCTGCAAAACTGATAACAGTGTTTCCGTTTTTAATGAAAGCCATCACTGTCTCCTATTAGTTGTTNATAGANCTATCAAACTTCAAGTAACGNCCNAGACTGTCTTGTAGTTCACCAACGCCATAGTGGCAAGATGCAACAACTTCAGTGCTTAGGTAATCAATACGACGAGCTGTTTCGATTTGAACATCACCAATCATAGCAAGACCCAATGCATCTCTGTGGAACACAGCGCCTGGGAAGTCACCAACGTTGGTCACGTAGTCAATGTTTGATGTTTCATAGATTGGAACACCAGCTAACTGCATTACATAACCTTGACGCATTGCTTCGTTACCAACTTCACTGTAAGCACCCATAGAGAATGCAGCAGTTGATCCACCTAATGTCAATGCAGCCTTCAAGTCATAAGCGACTTCTGGGTGCAATACGCATACCATACCATCTAAGCTAACACCAGCGCCACGTAGTTTTGCAACTGAGTTGAAGATTGAAGCAGCAGTAACAGCACCAGTATAGTCGCCTACACCGTTAGAGAAAGAAGCAAACAATGCTGTTAGATCTTTGTCAATCTTACGAGCAATAGCTTCACCGAATAAACGACCTAAGTCAGCAACTACATTGCTAGAACTACCAGCAACTGACAAGTCAGTAACCATAGTGCGGATAGCGTTTGTAGCAACTGTTAGAGTTGCACCAGCTGTGCTGATTTCAGTGTTGCTGATAATATCACCTTCAGTGATAGCTGCTGCTGAAACTTGTGGATACACAGGAACAGTAACAGTCTTACCTTGACCAGCGGCCAAAGTGTAGTTTTTAACGAGACCGCGCATGATACTGCGCTCGTTTGCTACGAACATTGCTTCTGCAACAATGCTAGGTAACAGGTCATTTAGGGTTGTTGTTGTTGAACCAGCCATAATAATTCTCCTTGATATTTGTTAGGCTAAACCGCTCTTCTTGCGATAATCCGCATAAAGTCTACGGTGTTCTGGATTGCTCATGTTTAGTTTTGAGATATCCAGTTTTTCGCTTGATCCACTAGAGACATTGCTCTTAGTATTAGTAGTGCTGGGGTTAGCAACTCTAAAGTGCGGATTCGAATCCAAGAAGCCACGCACTAAATCATCTACTCCAACCGCTTCGCCTTTGTCATTATATCTGACAGAGCCTTTTTCATCTACTACTTCTACTTCACCATCATTATTAAGCCTAACTTGATTTGCTAATAGTGCTTTGACCTGTTCTGCATTTACGGCATTGAACTTGGCTGCGGCACTTAACAAGGGCATGTTGACCTTATAATCTTTGATGACTGAGTCTCTCTTTTGGATTTCAGCATCCTTTTTAGCAGCTAACTCTTGTAGTGTTTTTTCAAACTCACCACGCTTGATTTGCTGTTCCTGTTGACGCTTTTCGTAATCACCTTTGATGTTACGTAGCTCTTCAGGATCACCTAGATCTTGATATGGTTTCAGAAGTTTCTTTTCTAATGATCCCTTCATGCGGGCCATCATGTTGTCTACTTCTTGTTGACTATAAGTTTTGTCTGCTTGTGCCTGATTTCCTGTTTGTTCAGTGGCCGCATCAGTTGCGTTATCTGTTACCAATGTATTATCTGACATTGTGCATCGCCTCCCTTCAGAGTGTTATAAGAATATTTATGTAGATTGAAAGATATCTACACAAAATAGAGTATTTTGTTCAGAAACTTAGTATTTCTTAGGAGGCTTAGGACGCTTTTTATTCTTAGCGGTTCTCATGCCTCTTACTGGTAGTGGACTGTGTTGTTCATTGTTCATAATGATCTCCATATGGGTTAATAGGTCTGTCATAGCCATCAGGTTCAGGATATACAGGATATTTCATTTCTTCTTTTTAGCTGCTGCTTGACTTGCTTTGATGGCCTGCGCTTGTTTTACTGCCTGTGCTCTAGTAGGATATACTTTGCCTGTGGTTCCATATTGATATCCTTTACCGCCTCTAGGGCCTGTTGCTTTATGAATGGGCATGTTATTTCCTTTTCTTAACTGCTTTTTCTTTGTGTGTAGGATGTGTGACGTCAGTGTGTTCAGTCTCAATGTATTGCATGAGATTCAAAGCAAATGTTCTAAGACGATCTCGATTCATACGACTGCGAGGCATGTTGTTTTCAATCTTGCCCAGCATTGAGTTGCAGCCACGATGTAGAACCTTTCGAATCAATCCTGTCTTATGATCATGATCTAAAACAGCATCATCAATGATTAAGTCTCCACACAGAGCACAGAGACCATTTTGTTCTTCTAGTTGTTCTAGCCTATAGCCCTTGATCCCTGTGCTCTTTAGTTTCACCGATTCGCTCCCGGCACTTTATTCTTCATACTCTGCTTNTTCCCACTTGGCACACCAGAATACAGCACGAACTGGTGCATCAAACTTNGTGCAATACAGTTCACCTGGCTTGTAGTATTCACAGTTGGCACAGTTTTGTCCTTCTGGAACAGCTGGGTTGCTGGCTGGTTGATAGGCTGCTGGCAAGTTTGAGTTGATTGGCTCACCATCTGGATACAATCTGCCTGGCTGTGGATTTGGATCAATAAATGGTAGAACTTCTGTTTCTTCNTCCATCCATTCTAGAATATGTTCATCAATCTTACGCAGCACAGCAGGATCTGTGGCAGCGCCTTTGGCTTGTTGTAACTGAGCAATCTCTGAACCAGTGTCACGAATATTGAATGAACCAGGATAATCAATCTCACCCATCCACTGTTCACCTTGGTATTCAAACCACAGTT